CCATCAATTAACACTGATCCCAAACTTAACATTGAAGTAATTAAGTGTGAAACTTTTTCAGGAATATAATTAATTTCTGTTTTCACGTCTGCACCGATACCAAGACCACAAGCTGACTTATGAAAAGCCAATGTTTGTCTGTCAGTAGCGACTGTAAGACCTGAATGTGAGAACATTAAGAATCCCATCCATCGTTTCGCAGTTTGTTCTCCCGCTAAGAATGGTAAACCAGAAGGTCCGATATAGTCTTGAGAAGCGAATTGCTGGATACCCATCAAGTCTCCCCATTGGTCAGGACCAACTGCCCAGTACCTTTGGTTGTCATCAGGAACATCATTATTCCCGAAAACTGTAAGCATATTTTGTGCTTTAATTAACGTCATGTTTGTTGCTGAAGAATTAATGTTGTTAGCAATAGATGTAGCAGCTTTTAAAACAGTAATTAAGACATCATCAGTTTTTCTTCCTAACGCATATGCTGCGTTTTTAGCAAGAACACCTCTTTCGTCGATATTTACTTTAAGCTCATCTAATTTATCAACATAATCTGCTGCATAGTAATCAGACATGGTAGCACTCACGTTAGTGTGTGCAGAGTTCATAGCTACTACTTCAGCATGTCTAGCTTTTGTAGTTGCAGAACCTTTAGCTAATTTTTGAAAAGTTACAGTAGAGCCATTAACACCATTAACAGTTCTAACTAAATTTTTCAATTTAGCTCCCATACGCTGATATGCCATATGCACTTCAGCTTCAAATTGAGTTATAAAAGCATTGGTAATTGAAGTTGCCATTATATACTCCTATTCAAAGGTTGTTTGTTTAGTTTATTGCTTCACTTATCTCTTTGATTAATTTGTGTTATCCATAGTCGACATAGGCACAAATACCCACAAAAGAGGGCTTGGTAAATATATTTCAGAAAAAATGATTATTTTCAACGCACATTATGTATGTGTTGCTCTAATTCTTTCAATATCTTGGGGTTGTCTTTAAAAACTGCCATTAAACCATTAGTAATACTATTAACGACTATTTCTTCTTTATTTTCATTATCTAGTGGTTGTCCTGATTGTGTTAAAGAATTATAATAAACTACTGCATGAAGTATCTCATGTAATAGAGTACAAGCATAATCTATTTTTGTTAAATCTTCTTGAATAGAAATACTATTTTTTCGATGATCAAATTCACCATAAGCATCACTTGGTTTAGAAAATGATGCTTTTTCGTGAACTATATCTATATTTTGATACCCTACCTTAATTTTAGAGCTTCGCTGGAGCTGTGCCATATTTCTGTTCATAGAGTTTCGTCACTCTAGTTATATATGCATTATCTCGTCTTGTATCATCCCAATAACGAGGATCACGCATCATAGCTCGTAAATCATCTTCACTAGCATCAACATCTATTTTTGTATCTTCTTTAGGCATTGGAGCATCTTTTGTTAAATTCATAATTTCTTCCAACACTTTAACATTGTTAGCGCTAGTTGCTATGTTTGCAACAGATTCATATGCACTAGAAGATAAATTTTTCTTTGCCCATAAATCAACAGCTTCGATACGTTGTTTAGCATTATCTCCTAATTCTTGCATTTGTTGTTCCTGACTAGGAATACTATTAACTGCATTATCTACAAATGCTTTTACACCTGAATTAAATTCATTTTGAGATAATCCTTTTTCACGTGCAAACTCTCCCCACCATTGTACTAAAGGTAAATCAGGTTCTAAATTAACTTCTACTCCTTCAGGAATATCAGGAGTTACTAATTCATAATCTCCTTCAGGTACATTAGCTTTTTGTTCTTTAACTATATCTTCTCGAATTGATTTAGTTAAATCTTCTGTTCTTTGTCCTAATTTAGATTCTAATGATTTATAACTTGATCCTAATGCTTCAATATTAGGTTCTTGTCTTTCTGCATCCCAAAACTTTTCAGGTACATAATCTGGTCTTTCTATAGTTTCTTGTTGTGGTTGCCCAGTTTCGTCATTCATTTTTGTTCCTTTCCTTTGTTAATTTTATTTTGAATAATTGCAAATAAATATCGCATACCTTCTAAATGAAATAATTGATTATTACTTACATTTGGACCACTTACAGTTTCTGCTGTAATAGATTTCAAATACGCTAAAACTTCTTTACCAGCATCTGTTTTAAAGACAGTAGCAAAAAGTTTATTCATCTTCTGTTCTTCAACAGAAGGTTCTGGTATTTTAGATTCCTTGTTCTGGAGGTTGTCCCATGTCATCTTGACCAATATTACCTTGTTGTGAAAGGTTTTGCAACTGATTTGCTAATTCTTGTTGTTCTGCTGCATCCCTTATTAATTTTTCAGGAAGATTCATTTTTGCAGCTAAATATTTAGCTACTTCATCTTGTTTAACTATCATATTTAACATTTGAGGTCCGAACGTCATTCCAATGATTTCATTAAATCGAGTAACATCAGCAACATCTTGTTGGTGTTGTGCTTGAGCTAAAGGAGAACGAGGAACGACTTTTACTTCTTTTCCATCTATTCTAGGTAATTCAATTCTTCCTTGTTTTGTTAAAATACGAATTACTCTACGAAGTAAAGGATTAACAAACTCTGATTGTAGTCTACCAAATGAAGAACCAATCTGTCTTGATAAATCAGCCATTCTTTCTGATACTTCAGTAGCTGACATTGGTGTACCTTCAGGTCTACCAAGTGTTTCCATATATAATGCTTTTTTAATATTTTGTCGCATATCTTGAAGAACTAATTGTGCAACATCAAAATTACCAGCAGCCGATATTGGAACTAAACCTCTACTGCCAGGTGATACAGGAATAAGACTGCCCGGAACTAATTGTATATTATCAGGATTAACTACACCATCATCTTCAAAAGTATAGACACCACTAATTGCCATCTGTGCATTTTGTAAAATTAATTCTACTGTTAAGTTAGTTGTTTTAATTGCAGCCATTGCATTGAATACTGGTCCACGACCATACACTTCGCCTGATGCTTTATTCCAACGAAATACAATATAAGGATTAGAGGCATTTCCTTTAAACTCTCTTTCTTCTATCATGATTTTATGCTTCGGGAGGACAACGCAATATTTCCATTTTTCTACATTTGGTTCATCATATACTCTCATAGTACCTTCAACTACTTGACATTTAGAACGATTGTTTTTTGTCTTTTCTAATAAATCCACAGGAATTAAAGAACGAGGATAAGTAACTTGTAAATCCTCATAATCCACATATCGTGTTCTAAAGATTTGATCTATTTTATTATCTGGTCCACTATTTAAAGTTAATCTTGGTAAAGGTATTGCATTAAACTTTAATGGACTAATAGCATCACCTTCTTCTACTAACAAACAACCAGTACCGATTGCTAAATCCATAAAACATTCATGCACTTCTGTATTAAAATTAGATGATTGTAATACTTCAAATACATAAGATGTAATAGCATCTAACTGTTCATTAATTGATGGTTTCATTTCATCTGGTATTTCTGAACCAGCTTCAAAGTCTGCCCATCTTGCAAAAGTAGGTGTCATACCAGCTTGTAATCTACTAGCAAATTCTTGTATTCCTACTACTGCTGTTTCATCAAATATTTTATCTGTTCGTCTTTGACCAGCAGTTTCTTCAAAAAAAGATTCTCTTTGAGGCATAGTAAATTCATATGCTTCTTCAAATTTTTCTTTCCAATAATCTTTAATACCTTCTGCTTTTTTATATCGTTTTAAAAACTGACCAACACGACTGTCAGTATCAGCTTCCATTGGAGTAATATCTACATTTTCATAAACCATTATGCCATATATCCTGTTATTGTTTTGTTAGAAGTAGCTAATAAACTTCTACCAGAAGCTACTGTATCAGCTCCTTGTCCAGCTTTTTTCTTTTTAAATTTTGTTATTTGAGTATTATCTCCAGTTGCAGAAGTGTTAATCATGCCAGAACTAGAAACTTCTCCTCCACCTCCACCTCCACTTCCTCTTTCGCCACTTGTTTTAATTCCTAAAGAAGATGTATCACCTCCTTGTCTATTATAAAATTTATCTAAATAACCAGCATATCCATAACGATCCATTTTTGAAAAAGCGTGTATAGATGCAGCTCTCATTCCCATACCCGCTAATCCTCCAGTTACAACACCTAATCCTCCAGTAAGTATTCCTAATAATTTTGCTTGTTGTTTATACATTGGAAAAGAAATTGGAGTAGATGTTAATATACCTTTACGATTTCCTGTTCCCATTGCAGCTCCACCTTGTCTTACTCCCTGACCATGTTTTAGTTTATGACCAGCACTTGTTAAAATATAAGATGCATGTACACTTGGATCGCCAGCTTTTGTTAATCTTTCTCCTTCTGCTTTACTTATTCTAATATTTTCACCACCAACTTTTTTAAAATAATTATTTACTTTTGCCTCTCCAATAGAAACTAAATACTCATTTGTAGCTTTAGATGCTTCTTGTCCAAAAAAATCAGCATCTTTGCCTTTTAATTTACTAGCATATATTCCAGTTGTTTTTCCTGTTTGTAAGTAATCAAATGGTCCAGCTTTTTTTTCTATCAAACCTAATTGACCTTTAACATAGTCTTTGCCAAGCTGTAGACCTTTAAATAGTTTATCTTCTTTTTCTTTTTTAGCTGTTAGTCCAGCAATAGCTTTTTCTGTTGCTCCTTTACGTTTTAATTTATTAATATTATCTTGTAATAATTTTTGTCTTTTTTCGTGTTCGCTTTTATCATTGCCTCCACCTTTGTTACTCGATCTTGAACCAGAAGAAGTACCTTTTTTACTACTCATATTTCTTTGCCTTCGTAATAAAATCCTTTTCCGCCAGCTCTAGAAAATAATGAACGAGTGCCTACCATCCCTTTAGATTTACGCCATTTAAGTTCTTTTTCTTTTTCGGCTTTTGCTTTTTTAGCCTTTTCTTCCTCCTCTCGTCTTTCTTTCATCTGCTTATCAAGTTCAGAATCTATCATAGGAGCTTTAGGCTGTTTAAATATACCCATAATTATAAATCTATTTCAGAAAACCCTTTCTTTTTCAACGCACAAAATAGTTGATAGGGAGTAAAGATAAAGAATTGTGTCATTCCTAGTAATCGTTGAACATAACTAACACAGCTATGTTCTTTAATCCATGATCCAAATAAACGAGGAATACCAAGTGATTTGTTATCATTAACAGGTACTTTAATTATTTTACCTTTCATTTTATGTATAAATCGGAACAAAACATCAACATCTTTTCCTTCTAATATTTCTACAAGATACTTACCAAATATAAATTCTTGTAGTATCCATACATCTTTTTCAGGACAATAACCAATAACTCCACAATGTTTAAATCCTTTTTTAAAAAATTTTATTGTGGAATGATGGTCTTTTCCCTCATAAAAATATACTAACCAATCTTTCTGAGGAAATCCCATGTACTCTTTTTAGGTTTTTTATTAAACACTTCCCATCCTTTTCTTGCCACATATGTTTTTTGTTGTCCTTTTCCAGCAATTAAATTCTTTCCTTCTCCAGCTCCCATCATTAAATATTGTAATGCATCGTGAACATGAGAGTATCTATTCTTATAAGGTTTATCATCAAATCGATCTCCAGTCGTTTGTATTCTTCTATAATGATATCCACCATTAAATCCTTTTTTTAAATTGATACAGCTTTTATCTACAATAAATCCTACTTGTCCATCTACTAAACGATTAACTGCTGTTTCAACAGCTTCAATTCTTAATGATACATCATTACTTGGAGCTGGTTTAGCAATTATGCCATTTTGTCGCAGTATCTGAAATGGTGTTCGTTCATCTGTTTGAGAACGGAAATCACCAGCGGGATCACCCCATATATCCATTTCTAACCCTTTAAATTTTTTTGCTATCTCTCCACGCAATAATTCACTGAATCTTGTTATACCCATATCAAAACAAACAAGCTCATGTATTATTTGCCAATTACCCATAGGAAGTCTTTGTCCAAATACTGCTGCTGGAGTTAATCCAAAATCTATTCCTACATAGACTGGTAATTCTGCAGTCGGTATTGGCTCTTTCGCTATATGTAATTCTTCTTTGAAACCAGAATATACTGGTTTCCCTTCTTCTAATGAACCTAGTTTATTCATTACATAAACATCAATCCATCCTTTTGTTTTTCCTTTTATAATATTATTATAATAATCCTTTGTTAAATTTTTTTTATTTTCAGCTTTTTCATTAGGTTCATATCCAGCTAATTGTTTTTCTTTTATTACTTCTTTCATTCCTGATGGCTGTGTATGGAAAGACCAATTTTCAGGCTTAACTAACATAAGAGCTTCATCTCTTGAGATGTGATCTGGTACAGGTACATCACCAGCCATAACAGGCCACCAATGATCTTCTTCAGGAGCATTAGTATCGCATATAACTCCATACCAAGTAGCTCCACCATCACGCATACTAGGAAATCTTCCTACCCTCATAGTACACGCATCTATAATTGATTTAGGTAATTCTCTTGCTTCATTAACCCATACTCCTGTTAATTCTAATGATAGAAGTTTCTTTACATCTTCAGGTCTATCTAATGCTAGGAATATAACTTCTAAATCAATCTCACCTTTTTTAATTCTATGTGTATAAGGTACTGACCATGCAAATGGTCCGAAATCTTGTTCAGGAAACCAATCTATCCATGTTTTAATGGTAGTGGTTCTTAACTGTGGATTGGTATTACGAATAACTGCCCATCTACTTTTTCTAGTTCCATCCTTACCTTTTTCTTGTGCTAAAGCTCGTCTAAATATTTCTATACAACAAGCAACTGATTTACCTGAACCAACTGGACCACGAAGTCCACGAAAGAAGTCATCTGACTTCATAAAATTTTTTAGGACATCCCCATCTGGTTTATAGGAAAATTCTGTCACTTAACTTGTTCTAAATATTTTTTAATCATATCTTGAGCTACTTTCGGACCAAGTGCTTCGATAAGTTTATCAGCTTCTTTATCAGTTATAAATTCTTTAGGATAATGTTTAAAGTGAATCGTCTTAACTATCTTCCTTAATCTCTGTCGGTCTTGGAAACTTATGTCGAAATGACGACTTCCCGTATCTGGCTTTAATGTGTCTATTTTGCCACCCACCGTTCCGAATTTGTCTTTTAGGAATTGTTCTTCTTCGGGTGTCTTGCTGTATAGCTCCTTCTTCTGTTCCTTCGTTAGTTTTGGCTGCATATAAATATAATTTGAATTGTTCCCAATCCATACATATCATAGGTGAAGTTCTATCTTTTTTCAATATTAATAAATCAGCAGAACCTTTCCATTTATCTAATTGCGTAAATCCTTCTCCATTCTTCCTTGCTTTTACTTCTACATTAGTTCCATCAAATAAATCCGTGACTTGAACGTCATGTGGAAATGCTTGGATTGCTCCTGACAAAGGTTGTCGTCTTGCATTATATCCTTCTGCTTGAAAGAGCTTAACTATTTCGTTCTCTACTCTAGTACCTTTTACCTTTGCTTTGCTTGACAACTTTTCTCCCAGTTTTCTTTGCTTCTGCTTTAGCTTTCTTTACACCAGATTTAGAATAAGAGAAAGTTTTTTTTCCGACTTTAGGCACTAGAAATCTCCTTTAGTTGATTTTTCATACTGAAGTTATCTGCTCTTAATTTAATCCTATCATCATAAGCCTTATCTAGCTTTTCCATAAGAACCTTGTTTACTTCTTTAATATCTTTAACTTCGTCTTTTAAGATTTTGACATCTTCCATCAGAACATCAACCGTCATTTTCATTCCTTTCTGTTTATAGTAATTTGGGTGAACTTTAAACTATAAAAGAAAGAAAAAAAAATTTCAATGCACAGAATTAATATTGTTTTGTATCTATTAAATATTTTCTGTAGGCTTTTAATTCTTTTCTCTCTTTAAGCCCTTTTACATAATTGGATTTGGAAATCTTATGTGTTCCTAAATAGCCACTTTTTTTACTTAATTTTTTATCAAGAGCTTTAACTGATTTTTTTGACTTATAAAGAAGATTTTTTATAGTAGGATTACCCCAATCTTTATCAACATCTTCAAATTGGCTTTTATTAAACTTCCCTGATTTAATTTCTGTTTTAGGCTTAACTTTAGTTTTTTTCTTATATGCTTTAAGGGCTTTCTTAATTGGCTTTATAGCTTTTGAACCAATTTTTAAACCTGTTAATGCTATATTTAACCAAACCATCTCTACCTTTCTTCTGCCTAGTACTAGGAGCTATTCGATCTTAACCAGATCAGAGCTACTATAGTCAGACACTCACCTTACACCAAAGTTCACTTCTCTCAACGCACATTTATAGGGTGCTTTTTTTAACCTCTATTATTTGTGTAGTAGGGAAAGACTGATTGGAAGTGTGTTTTTCAACCCCCCCTTCGGGTTGGTGAAAAACTCTTTGTTGGAAAATCCCCCTAACATGTTGGGGGGATTTACTTATTCGTGTGGATAGGCTTGTTATGTCAAGTCTATATTTACAGAGAGATTCGCATCAACGGTATGTTGTATCCTCTCTGGCGCACGTATACCAACCCTATCCAATATGTCTTTCC